CCTAAACTAGTATTTAACTCAGTGCAATGCCAGTAGTTGACTCAAGGAACTGTTTGGCAAACTGTGAATCTGTTGCTTCAGCTACAGTAACAGTTGATTTTTGTAGTTTGATTTCAGTATCTGGACTTACTGTAAACAGGTAGGGCATTAGCCCTGGACCTTTTGGTCCCATTCCGATTACTTGTGGGTTCTTGAGTTTGTAATAAGTTGCACCGTCTTCTACTAACTTGGCAACAAGTTCTTCACCACTTGTTAGTTTAAGTGTGATCACTTCGCCTGCGCTTACGCCTTTATTAATTAACATTTTATACCTTTTCTAGATGTTGTTTTAATTCTGTAAATCCACCAATCAGTTCTTCGCCGATAAAAATCTGCGGAACTGTTCGTGCCGTTGGAACAGCTTCCAATAGTTCTTCTCGAGTATATCCGTCACCGATTTTCTTCTCTTCAAAGGGGATACCTCGTTGTGTTAACAATGCCTTTGCTTGATCGCAATAAGGGCAGTGGTACTTTGACCATACAGTTGCTTTCATTTTTTTCCTTAACTTGAATATATAACTCTGCCTTTTTTATCAAGAACTCTGACCAATATGGCTCCTTTGGCTTTTTTGGCTAGTGCCATAGAGATGGCCTGTGCCTCTGTTCCGCCGCCACCTAACGAATTCCAAGATTCAAAAGGACTTTTACTTTTAAATTGTACCTTGTACATATATATTCCTAGATGGCCGGTAGCTCATCGTAATCTAGGCTTTCTCCCATTATGCCAATGACATAATTTGTACTTTCACTTTCTTGTAGTGCTGTTTGTTTCTTGCTGGTATCAGTATGCTTGTTAAACCAAGGAATTGGAGTTGACTTGGGAGCCGTCGCCTGATACTTGATGCCAATTTGTTTTAGTGCATCTACTGCTGTGTAGTCCACAAAGTCACGCAGAATGTTTGCGTTGAGTCCGATAACTGGTCCCATCTTGAACAGGTATGTTGCCCAGTCTTTTTCTTCACGGATCACATCCATGTACAGTGCATATACTTCTGCTTCGCACTCTTGTTTAGCATCCGCAAAACGAGTATCCTCTTTGACCACTTGATTGATCAAGTAAGCAGTCCAGCCCTTGTGTAACAGTTCGTCTTGTAAGATTAGGCTGATAATGTTACCGTTACCAATAAAGATCTTGTTCTCTACCATAGCCAGGCTGGTGGCAAATGATACCATAAAGCGGAACGCCTCAAGCGCATAACTTGCGTGTAAGGCCATCCAAATTGCTCGAATGTGTTCTTTTTCTGTAACTGTTTCGCCTAGTTGTTTACGGCAGTTGATAACGTGCAGTGCTTCATAGTAGTTGCCCACGCTTGATGCCATTTCCACAATTTCTTTAGTGTCGTGAATTGTGTTGAACACATCCTTGGGCACATTGTATATGTTACGAATGATATGGCTGTAGCTCTTTGAGTGAATGTTGGTTTCAAAGAATGTCCAGTTATAGACCAGTGCTTCTAGTTCAGGCAAACTGATAACAGGCATAAAGATTTGACTTGGTCCACGTCCTTGCAAACTGTCTAGTGCTGTTTGTCGTAGCAGGTTACTGGTAAAGATATGCTTGACAGCATCGCTGGCATCTTTAAAATCGTTTGAATCTTTAGTCAGACTGATCTCTTCTGGTTGCCAGAAGAAGCCACGTGCAGTAGCTTCAAAGTCTGCAATCTTTTTATACTTGACTTCTTCAAAGCGTTGAATGGTAACTGGGCCGGCTGGATCCAGGAACATCTTACGATTCAAATAGTCTGTCTTTGTGTTTAGGTTGTATTGTTGTTTACTCATTTTAAATAATCCACGTGAGCAATAGCTTTCCAAAGATCTAATTTTGGAGGTTCTCCATTATTAGGTTCTTTGTATGCGATTCTAATCTCAACATTGTTGGTATGCAGTTCAGCCATTAACAAATTTATTGTTTCCAAAGCTGCTTTCATGTTTTCTATTTGTTGTCCGATATCATTTGTTGTCATAATTTACAGGCCTCGCAGTCCTCTTCTATTTCATATCCATTTACAGAATTTGTGTGTCCGTTTACTTGTACTGCTAATTGGTCTTCTTGCATTTTGCTCCCGGCCTTGTTGATTAGACTGTAGTAAAATGTCTTCAATCCCCAAACATGAGCCTGCATTAGATTTTTAGCAATCAGTGTTGTTGGAACCTTACGTTCTGGAAAATGTGCAGGATTATAAAAAGTATTAGTTGAAATACTTTGATCAACGTAGGCAGCAATAACTGCCGCAGTTTTTAAATAACCATCACAGTCCTTTTGTTCCCACATCAACTGATATTTATTCTTCAATCTGTTGTATTCTGGAACAACCTGCGTAAACGATCCTGCCTTTGATTCTTTAGTACTGATCAAGCTCATTGGCATTTCAATGCCATTAGTTGAATCAATCACCACTGAGCTAGATTCAACAGGAGCCACTGCCATCAAGGTGGCATTGCGAACACCGTGTTCTTTCATGTTTGCACGTAGTGTTTCCCAGTCAAGCTCGGGTGTAAAATCTGCTAGTTCGTTGACTCCATTGGCTCGTAGTTCCCAAGGAAATATTCCTTGGCCATATCGTGTTTTGGCACTCTCAGTACAAGGACCTCTCTCCTTGGCCAGTTCCACTGTGGCTTCTGTTAGATAGTAGGCCTGATGTTCCATCCAGGTCTTGACTTCTGCCAGTGCATCCTTCTCGCCATATTTTAGGCTACGCTTGGCGTGCCAGTAGGCTAGATTGGTAATACCAATGCCCAATGGCTGTATCTCGTCATTGCTCAACTTGCTCTGTATTGACAAGAAGTCTTGATAGTCAAGAATGTTACACAGGCTACGCTGTAGAATCCTGCAGGCTCTACGCATATCCTCTGGATTCCGGAACGCTCCCCAGTTGATAGATCCCAGTGTACATAACGCTATGCGTCCACTCTCGTCGTCTAATCTCTTAAATGAACGGGTGGGTAATAGGATCTCACAACACAAGTTACTTTGATAAATCGTATGATACTCAGGATCAAATGGTCCTTGGTTCATTACATTATCAATGAATACAAGATATATTCGACCTGTGTCTGTGCGTTCTTTCAGTATACCACTCTTGAAAACTTCTTCGGCGCTCATTGTCTTGGTACGTAGGTCTTTACGTTTTTCGTACTTGACATACAGCTCTTCAAAGCGTTCTGTGTTTTGATAGAAGGCTTCGTATAAGTCGGGTACTTCGTTGGGATCAAAGAATGTTATTTGTTCTTTGTTTTTAAATCGTCTCCAGAAGAAGGCACTAAGCACAACCCCATAATCCATATGACGGACTCGGGTTTCTTCTGTTCCTTGGTTGTTCTTAAGTACAATAAGATCATCAAACTGATGATGCCAAATAGGATAAAATACAGTAGCACTTGCATTACGAATACCTCCCTGCGAACATGATCGCAAATCGCCGAACCATTTTTTCAGGAAAGGTATCATACCTGTGTGCATAATCTCACCACCTCTGATGGGACTACCCAATGGACGTAAGCGTCCTATCTCTAAACCAATGCCGGCACGTTTGCTAGCATACTTGGCCATCATTTCCCCGCTAGCAAATATACTGTCCAGATCATCGTCACTCCTGATAAGTACGCAACTACTAAACTGTTTAGTAGGAGTCCCAAGACCAGCGAGAACAGGAGTAGCAAGAGTGAACAACCCATCACTAGCTGCTGTGTAGTATTCTTTGATGTAGCGCATTCTCGATGCGTTCGGTTCTTCTTTGTGAAATACAGTAGCGGCCGCGACCATGTATCTAATTTGTGGAGTTTCATAGGTTTCCTTTGTGGCACGATTCTTGACCAAATATTTTTCAATCAACTGCTCGATGGCAGCATATCCGTATTCTTCATCTTTGGAATGATCCAGCATGTCATTCATCTTGTTCCAATCTTCTTCGTTGTACCAAGTCAATAATTCAGCTGTATACAAACCGGTGGCCACATTAGTCTTTACGATTTCGTAAAGGTGGGGAGGTTCGTAGGCGCCATATACATCCTTACGCAACATCGATAGACGTTGCTTGCCTGCTACATATTGATAGTTAACATGACCAACATCAGGATTTGATTCTACATCGATCAAATCCACAATAGCTCTCAGTGTAATACCATCTATTTCTTGAGTAGTGATACCATCGTAAAAATGTGGTTGAGCTTTGATCTCAATCATGCTTTGACTGACATCGGCTATTCCTCTACATACCTTTGCAATCTGTGTCTGCCATTTTTCCAGTGTCAACTGTTCTTTTTGTCCATTACGTTTAATCACCGTTATTGTCATTGTGTTTCTCTACTTTATTCTTTGCGATCTGATATTTATTTGAGACTGCTATTTGTCCAAATGATGCTGGTTTCAACTTCGCTTAATTCAACAGTTGACAAAACACACCCGTATTCCAGGTTTAAAACGTGGTTGTCTACTACCAAAAAATATTTGCTGTACTTACTGGCTTCCTGTGTAGACATATGTATCTCAAATCGACTTGCCATAAACCGCTGTGTTAACTTTAAAGTATACAGCATTCCTAGGACAATAGCAAGCTCATCTAGTTTAGAATTTAAAACTAGATGCCAAGGATCCGGCCATTCGTCCGGAGTGTGGGGATTGAGATAGCTGTTGACAAATGGTGCTCGGCTCCAAAACTGGGTCACATCTTCCAGCGGAGTCAAACTGGTTTCTAGATTGTCACGAAACTGTCGCCATTTTATTAGTCTATCAGTGTCATGAAGATAAAACACCGTAGGTAATGC